CCGTATTCAATGCGAGTTTCCCCATGGCACCGCGACATCGCGCTAGGACTACCTCTTTGGCTATTCCTGGACATGCTCAAGGATTTATCTTTGGCATATATCCAGGTGGCCTAGAGCCTAGTGCGCCAGTAGCGGAGTCAGGGAAGGAAATTTGTGATGACTGGACTAGCTCACCTCCGTACCCGGACAACAATCTATCGTTGTCCAAGTACACGGTTGTGCCCATTCGTCTGAATGGGACAGCACCGTACGATTGGCCGTGGCTCTACGTTTATACAAACTGGAACCCGTACAATCGAAGCCATTATGTCTACTGTCCAGATACCTCGGCAACGCCGTGGAACTATCTGGTGACAAAAGGCTTAGCTAATATAAATCCGAATAAGCCTCTACTAGACGCTCCGCTTTTCTTGTTTGAATTGCGAGAGTTTCCAAGTATGCTTAGGGATTTAGGGCATGTACTCTCTAGAAGATTACATCCCCGCGATGTACCCAATGGGTACCTCGCGTATAGCTTTGGGTGGGCGCCTCTGCTCAGCGATCTATCAAATCTCATCGATTTGACTAAAGCAATGAATCAGAGGCTCACGTACCTTAAGAAAGCACGTGATAGTGGGGTTTCGATGCACCGATCACTCGGTAAATCTCAATCCCGCGTTTCTGGAGGTGAATACAATCTACTCCCGAACGGATACGGCCAGTATGGCCTACGTTCTACGGAAGTGACTACCACCTCGGACAAGTACTGGATGTCTTCAAGAATGAAGATTACAGAAGACTTGCCCCCTCCTGAGGATATTCCGGAGTTCTTACTACGGAACGTCCTCGGCCTCAATATGCGGCCAGCGACATTATGGAATGCTATTCCATGGTCGTGGCTCGTCGACTATCTGTTCAACATAGGTGACATGCTAGACGCAACAGGCGGACAACTTGCCTGGAAGTGTACCAGCATGTGCATCATGCACAGATCAGAAGCCGTCTCCACACTGGAGAATAAGAGGTCCGAACTAGGTCTGACCTGGAACGGAGGTGACCATATGACACAGGTCACCAAGAGGAGAAACGTCTATGCCAATCCCACTCCCTTCTTCGCATACAGACCGGTCTTAACGTCCGGTATGCTGGCGAACCTGGGGGCATTGATTACGGCAAGGGCACTTAAGCGTTAAACGCTAGTGCTCAATCCAGCGATGTGATATCGCCGGTTAGAAAGAGAACTGACATGGCATTTACAGACCCGATTACCTTTGCCTACGACGGGGGTAACGTTACCCTCAATCGTGTTGGCCAAGGAAACTTCACATCATCTTGGTACGGCATTGGGACCAACTTGACCATCACTCTGACGATCAAGCATACGGTACCCGCTGTCGGCGGAGATGGAGAGTCTCACCTTTGTCGAGTTGACATCGATCATTTCGATGCCACCACGACTTTGTTCAAGAGGCGAGCCTCAGCCTGGTGTTCCATCAGAACTGATGGAGCTGCCCAGGACTCGGAAGCATCAGAGGATGTCACCGAAAGTTTGGTGGATTTCCTCAGCGATGCGAACATCACGAAGCTAGTCGGTCGGCAGTCGTGAAGACTGCCTTCTTAGGAGTTTCAATCTCCTTATTCCTTTGGATAGGAATAATCTGGCTTACGTGGAGTTTAATACATACCTTGTAAAGGTATGATCCGAGGTGAAGTCTTTTGGTCGGATCTGGTTGGTCATGTCTACCTTCGAAAGGAGCTAGCATGAAAAAGGCCAACTCCGTGTCAGATCTCTCGCTCTACGCTGCGCTGTTTTTGGACATCGTCGCGTGGGATGAGGGACTGCAAGAAGCGCTAATCAGAGATTACCACTGGTTGGTTGCTAACGTCGCCTCTCGCGGTATATCGTTCTGTATGATCGATATGCCCGAGGCCGGGAAGACGGTTGATTCCGCTCTCTCCGGAGGAAGACTTTGGCGAGGCATGTTACCTTCCTCTTTTTGGAAGGCACGTGTCCCGTTCAGGGAGTTTCTATTCCTCTCTGAGCTATTGGACAAAGTCTTTGACGACGAGGGGTTTCTTCGACCCGATGTAGAGACCAAAGCGATCCGTTTCCTTCGTCAGGTGCTATATCTGGCGAAGAAGGTGGAAAAGGAGTGTGGCGATGCCGCAACCCTCGCTGAGGTCGAAACTTACCGTCAGCTTGACGCTTCTCTTCGTTCTCCTAGCCTATGTTGGCTTGGGGATGCTCTGGATTTTCCAGAGCGGAAGCTCTCGTTGCGTGACGGGTATCGAAGTTCCAGGGATATGCTCTCGCATAGAGACCAGATCCCGGTGCGACTCTTGTCGTACATTCAGAAGACCGCCGATATTCTCACGTCGAGATTCCCGGTGGTCGACTGGAGGGATGTACAACCCCGACATGGACCCGGGGCAGTAGCGGAC